ACTCGTTGAGGGTCAATGTTCTGACCCATGACACGTTCAATCGAACTCAGCTACAGCGATCTGAGCTTCACGGCACTGGTCAAGATCTTCGATCTGGCAGACCGGCTTAAGATCACACCGAGGGAAGCGGCTCAACGCTACCTCGTTTATCTGGCCCAGCAGGCCGCCGAACGGAAGGGGGCGGCGTAATGAAGCTCCTGGAAGCATTCGACTACGCGGACAAGACCGTCCGCGTGGCTGGCACGGCGGAGGAGCCGCTTTTCTGCGGCGTGGATGTCGCCCGGTGCCTGGGGTATTCCAACCCGGGAAAGGCGGTTCGGGATCATTGCAAAGGGGGCTCCGTTTTGGACCCCCTGTCGGATAAAGCGGATTTGAAGGCACGGGGGCGACGCCAACCCGTGAAATTCATCCCCGAGTCCGACCTTTACCGTCTGATTCTCCGGTCGAAGGCTCCGAATGCGGAAGCCTTCCAAGATTGGGTGTGCGAGGAAGTCCTCCCGGCGATCCGGCGCAAGGGGGCCTACTCGGTCGGCGACATGCCGCAGACCTACCCGGAGGCGATGCGGATGCTGGGGGAGCTGCTGATGCAGGGTAAGACCCAGCAGGAGGCGCTCTCCATCGTCTGGCCGAAGGGGAACTTCGGCGAGGTCTCGGACGCGACGGGCAAGCCGAAAACGCGGCTGATCGCCGGGCACTACCGCACGCCGCATGACGGACGCCCGGACGCGGGGGCGATGCGCCTGCAAAAACTCCAGTGCGAGCTGCCGCTGTTCGGATCTTCCGGTGAAGGAAAGGGGGCGGCATGAGCGCCGACAACCTCAAACAAATCCTCGCCAAGCACACCGCATGGCTCCGGGGCGAAGCGGGCGGCGAACGTGCCGACCTGTGCGATGCCTACCTGTGCGATGCCGACCTGAGCCGTGCCGACCTGCGCGGTGCCGACCTGCGCGGTGCCGGCCTGAGCGGTGCCGACCTGTGCGATGCCTACCTGTGCGGTGCCTACCTGTGCGATGCCTACCTGCGCGGTGCCGACCTGCGCGGTGCCGACCTGTGCGGTGCCGACCTGAGCGGTGCCGACCTGAGCCGTGCCGACCTGCGCGATGCCGACCTGCGCGATGCCGACCTGCGCGGTGCCGGCCTGCGCGGTGCCGACCTGTGCGGTGCCGACCTGAGCGGCGCCGACCTGAGCGGTGCCGGCCTGAGCGGTGCCGACCTGTGCGGTGCCGACCTGCGCGATGCCGACCTGCGCGGTGCCGGCCTGTGCGATGCCTACCTGAACCGTACCGCGGGCGTCACCTATGTCGCGGTCTCGTGGCCAGCGCATGGCGAGTGCGGGCGGCAGCTGCTGGCGGCGCGCATCGCCGGAGAGGACCGGTATTTTTGCGGCTGCTTTGCAGGCAGCCTGACCGAACTGAGGGCATACATCGCCGACGGCGAGGATGGCTACAGGACGAGTCGCACCATTGCCGCCGACTTTTGCGCGGCGCGGATGGCCGAGATGGAAGGAGGTGCGGCATGAGCCTCACCGAAGAACAGATCGAGCGTCTGGCTGACGCGATTGTTCGCAAGCAAGAGGCTTTTCGGCGGCCGGTTCTCCCTCTGGAAATGGCCGTGCAGTACGTGGGTAAACGGAGCGAATCAGCTTTCTACCGGTGGTGTGACAAGTGGGGCGTAGAGCCCTGCGACACCGGACGCTTTTCCCGGACCACGTTGGACCGGGCCCTGAACAAGGAATCGAAACGAAGGAAAACGATATGATCGCTCCCCTATTCATGATTTTCGGAACTTGCCTGGCGGTGGTGCTCTTTGCCGCGGCCGAACAGGCGCGGCTGAACCAAGCCCAAGATTGGACGGAACTCAAACCGCGTCGCCCGCTGATCCCGTGGCGGCGCTGGCGTATGCAGTTGAAGCTCCGGCGGTTTGAACGGGCATACCGGCGCAAAAAGACCACGGACGCGAAAGCGAACCGCTTGTTCCGGGAGCTGATGAGCGAGGGAGGAACGCTTCAATAAACATTCCCTGGCGCGCCGGCCGTCACGAGAGCGGGGGAAACCGCCAAGCCGGCATGTTCTTTTACAGATGTAGGGAGGCTGATGGCTGCCAACCGAGGCTCATATCCCCGGTGACGCGGGTTCGATTCCCGCCCCTGCGACCATTTCGGGCGGGTGCCGCGGTCGGTGGTCCCGCGCTTAAAGGCTGATGCACCGTAGAGATTACACACCGGCCCGCCCGAACCCAGTTTCAACCAAAACCCAACCCATAGAACCATGGAACCAGACAAACACACCAAGGAAACGCTCCGCTATGATTTCAGCGACGCGGAGCTCACCCAAATCGCCCGTGATCTCGGCCAGAAATGCCAGGATCGCGAGACCCTCGAAGAGGAAAAGAAGCGCGTTGCCCAGCAATACAAGCTGCGGATCGACACCATCTCCGGGGAGATCGAAGCCGACTACATGAAGGTCAACAGCGGGTATGAGATGCGCGATGTAGACTGCGCGGTCTTTTACCACCGCCCGGAGAACGGGAGCAAAACGGTGGTCCGCACCGACACCGGCAAAATCATCCGAACTGAGCGCATGACCCAAATGGAGTGTCAGGCGACGATGGAATTCGACCAGGCCGAAGAAGGCCGGGATCCGCAGACGAAGCAACTGGAAGGCGAGGTCGTGGAAGTCGAGGACTTCACGGAGGACCCGGAGGAAGACGGGTACGAAAGCGAATGGACCGACGCGGGCGACCGGATGCCGGATTCGGAAGTGGCGGTTGTCATCGAGACCGAAGAGGACGAAGAATTCACCGGATCAATCGTCAACGACGAAGAATGGAGCGAAGACGTTTTCGTCTCGGATGAAGGTGAAAAGATCGGGCTCCCGATCATTACCCGTTGGCGCAACCTGACCGCGGCGGAAATCTCCAAGCGCGAAGGCGCGGACACGGCCGCCGATGTGGATTCCGGCCCGACTTCGGGCAAGATCTATACGCGGAGCGACGTGGACCCCTGCCAAGCCCGCGACGAAAGCGGTAAGATCAAGGCTTCGGCCACTTCCAGCGAGGAAGCGGCCGCGACCGCCCTGGTGAAGAAGATGCACCCGGACGCGGAGATCGAACGACTGTTCACCGAGGAAGAGACCATACGCTTTCAGAGCCGGGAGGACGCCCCGGCATGGATGGTGTGGCATTACTCGGTGCGGACCAAGTCCGTCGCCTAAAACTCACTCTCAGGGACAGAAAGGAACCTATTTACATGAGCAATCCATTCACAAAAGCGGCGCGCAAGGCCGCGAAACTTAAACTTGCGATCACCGGGCCAAGCGGCTCGGGCAAAACCACCGGGGGCCTGCGATTGGCGCGTGGCCTGGTCGGCGAATCCGGCAAGATCGCCGTCATCGACACGGAGAACCGTAGCGCGTCGCTTTACTCGGACATTACCGATTTCGACGTGATGAATCTGGAAGCGCCTTTCGAGCACTCCAAGTTCTCGGACGCGATCAAGGCGGCGGAGGCCAACGGGTATGACGCCGTCATCATCGACTCGGCGTCTCACCTGTGGGAGGCCATCCTTGCCTACAAGGACAAGCTGGACCGTCGCGGCGGCAACTCCTACACGAATTGGAACGATGCCGGGGGGAAGTTCAAGGAAGTGATCGAGTGCCTGCTCGCTTCGAATCTTCACGTGATTTCCTGCCTGCGCTCCAAGATGGAACACTCCATCGAAAAGGACGACCGGGGCAAGACGACGATCCGAAAGGTCGGCATGGCTCCTGTCATGCGGGACGGAATCGAATACGAGTTCACCGTGGTCCTTGATCTGGACATGCAACACCAGGCCGCGTCATCGAAGGACCGGACCCGGATGTTTGACGGGAAGATCCTCGAGATTACCGAGGACACCGGCCGGCAACTCGCCGAATGGCTGGACGGGGCAAGCCCGGAGGATGTCGGGGAAAAGGAAATTTCAGGGGGTGAAAGGTCGCGACCCGATCCGCAGGAAGGCAAAACGCTACGCGCCAAAATCGATCAGGCGTGGAAAGCTCTCGGAAAGACGGATGAGGACATGCCGAAAGCCTGCAAGTTCGTCGGGAGCGAGTTCGTGACCTTCGACGGGCTCTCCGTCGCTCAACTGGAAAAGCTGCTCAAGGAGCTGCAACGCCAGATGAACGCGCAAGCGGGCAAAACCGTGGGCGAAACGGAAAAGCCGAAGAAGGCTTCGAAGCCGGAACCCAACCCAAGGGATGAGGATGTGCCGATGGTTCACGCCTCCGACCTGGAGAAGAAACTTCCGGAAGGCAGCGAGCCGGCCGTCAACGAATACTTGGTGAAGCTCAAGTGGCTCGCGGAAGGCCAGACCTTCCGCGACCTGGAGGCCGCCAAGATCGAGAAGATTCTCGGCAAGTTCGAAAGTTTTCTCCGCACGGCCGGGGTTAGCAAGGAGGCCGCATGAGCGATAACCTGCTTCAAACGAACAAGCTATCGACCGTGGAGGTCGAGCTGCTTCCCGCCGCAGGCGATCTCAAGCGCGAGCTGCTGCACCAGGCCGGGCAAATCGAATCGGTCGAGGATGCTTTCGATGCGGAGTGTGCCGCCGAGGTGCTCAAGAACCTGAGCACGGCGGTCAAGGATATGGAGTCCGCCCGGAAAGAAGTAAAGGCTCCCGTGCTGGACCTGGGCAAGCGGATCGACTCCACCGCCAAAGAATGGCTCGCGGAACTGGAAACCGAGAAGAAGCGCATCACGCGGACGCTCGGAGATTACCAGGCGGAGCAAGACCGGATCCGGCGCGATGCCGAACGGCGGGAACGCGAGAAGCAGGAAGCTGCCCGGCGCGAAGCCGAGGAAGCCCTGGCGAGCGGCGACGAAGAAGGGGCCACGAAGGCCACGGAAGCGATTGCCCAAAGTTCCGCCAAGGTCTCGGAATCGGCACACCGCCCCGCCGGGGTGAGCGTGCGGACGGCCTACAAATTCGAGGTTGAGGACATCGACGTCTTATTCAAGGCGCGTCCCGACCTTTGCACCATCCAGCCGGACAACGCGGCGATCCGCGCGGCTGTGAAGAAATCTCAATCAATCCCCGGTCTGCGCGTCTGGAAGGAATCCAGCGCGGTGGCCCGGTAAGTGAAGACCAACCGAAAGGAACCATAAAACCATGCCACTACTGAAAGATGAAGGGCGCTACATCGCCCGCGTAACCGCCGCCGAACTGGGCGAAGCCTTGACGGGCACCCCGTTTGTACAACTGAACTTCGAGACAAATGAGGGCTCCATTGCCGGGCACGTCTACCTCTCGGAGAAAGCTTTCGATCGAAGCCTGGGAGTGCTCAAAGAGTGCTTCGGCTTCGACGGTAATTTCGAGGACTTGAAGCCCATCGAGGGGCAGGAGTGCTCGATTACCTGCGAGATGGAGGAATATGAAGACTCCGCCGGCAAGACCAAGGAGAACCTCCGTGTGAAGTGGATCAACCCGAAGGGCGGTCCGAGCATGGACCCGTCGAAACGTCAATCGCTGGCCGCTCGTTTGAGCGCAAAGGCTGGCGTGACACCCTCGGCAAGCTCCGAGGACACTGTCGGCGACGATGACACTCCATTCTGAGATGAAGGAAGAAGACATCCAGAAACTCGCAGACGGAGCGCCTCCCGATGGTGAATTCGAACCGGTCGTCGTCTGGCTCGCGAAAGAGGTGCTTCGCCTACGCAAAGAGCTAAAAACGGCATACGACCCGGAAACCCCTCAGGACCACGATTTGTGAGCCTTCGTTTGTGAGCCTTCGCGACTACCAGAACGCATTCGTCGAGGCGGCGCTGAACAAGTGGTCGGAGTTCGACCGGTTGCTCGGCGTCGCCCCCACCGGGAGCGGCAAGACGATCATGGCCGCGGAATTGTGCCGCCGGCTGACTCCTCAGGGCGCGAAGATACTGTTCCTGGTCGATGCCAAGGAACTGCTGCGTCAGGGCGCGGATAAAATTCAGAAGTGGTGCGGGGAATTCGTCGGCGTCGAACAAGGTGAGAACCGCGCGTTTCCCGGACATGACCGGATCGTAGTCGCCACCGCGCAGTCCATCGCCCGCCGCTTGGAGAAGTGGCCGTCCGATTATTTCACCCACGTCATCATCGACGAGGCGCACCGAAACACGCTCGGCACTTACCCGGCGTCCGTTCTCGAGCATTTCGCGAATGCGAAGCTACTCGGCATCACGGCCACGCCCTTCCGCACCGACAAGCGGGAACTGTCCGAGGTATACGAGGAAATCGCTTACGAGATCGCCCTGCCCGATTTGATCCGGCAGAAATTCCTTTCACCGATCACGGTCCGCTCAGTCCCCTGCAACGTGGATCTCTCCGAAGTTCGCACACAGGCGGGCGACTACCGGGCGGGCGACCTCGGGGAAGCTATGGATCCGCACCTGGACGAATTGGCGCGGCTTCTCGCCTCCGAAGCGTGGGACCGCAAGACGGTGGCCTTTCTGCCTCTGGTCGATACGTCGAAGCGATTTGCAGAGGCGTGCCAGTATTACGGGCTCGACGCCGTGCACGTGGACGGGAACGACCGGGAAGCCCTGCGGGATGACTGGCAGGTGATTTGCAACGCGTCGCTACTGACGACCGGATGGGACGAACCCTCCGTGGACTGCGTCTATATCGTCCGCCCGACCAAGAGTTCGGTCCTCTACCAACAGATGGTTGGCAGGGGCACGCGTATTCATCCGGGGAAGGAAGACTTGCTGCTACTGGATCCGCTGTGGCTATCGAGCGATCACCGTCTAATCCGGCCCGCCCGCCTGGTGGCGAAGAGCGACGAGGAAGCGAAGAGCATGGAAGGCATGGAAGGTGATCTTCTGGAAGCCCAAGCCGCCGCGGAAGCGAGTCGACTCGAGGCGATCAAGGAGAAGATGAAAAAGAGCGCCAAGCGCAACGCACGAACGATGGATGCGGTCGAGTTGGCGCTGACTCTCGACGACGACACCCTCGCCGAATACGAGCCGGAAATGCAGTGGGAGGCCGATCCTCCGACCGAGAAGCAACTGGAAACTTTGGAGAAATTCGGGATCAACCCGGAGTCGATCACCTGCAAGGGGCAGGCGGGCCTAGTGCTGGACCGGGTGTTCGCCCGGATGGATATGAAGCTGGCGAGTGTGAAGCAGATGAAATGGCTGCGGAAGTTCGGTCACCACTCGCCCCATACGGCGACGTTTGAGGAAGCGTCGGCCTTTCTAGATCAGAAATTCGGAGGAAGGAAGTCAGCATGACTCCACCCCTCGAAGATTTTGAAACCGGCCTGTTTTTGGAAGGTGAGGAATGGCTCGCTTCTTGGAAGCCGGAAATGGATCCCGACGAATGGGAAAACGCCCGCACCGAAGCCGGCCGGGTACTTGCCCCCGCCCCGAAACGTGAAACTCCAAGCCTCGCGCAAAAGCTCACCGAAAAAGCCAAAGCACTTTGAACGACTCACTTTCCACCGCTCTATCCCTCCGCGCGATCGGAGTTTCCTGCATCCCGGTGAATGGGGACAAGGTCCCGTGCATCCGCTCCTGGCGAAAATACATGGACGAGCTTCCGAGCGAAGACGAGCAAACGGAATGGTTCACGAATGGTTCGGGCGTCGCCCTGGTTGCCGGGGATGTGCAGTGCGTCGACGTGGACGAAAAGTATCGCCCCGGCCTGATGGCCGAGTTCGAATGGGCGGTGCGCAATTTTGGTCTCGGGGATGTCTGGGACCGGCTGTTGATTCAACGCACCCCATCGGGAGGTTCCCATGTGGTCTTCCGCTCGGAGGGCGAGCCGATCCGCAACATGAAGCTCGCTCAAAAGAGCGCGGACGAGAATCACGAGACGCTGATCGAGACCCGGGGCAAGGGCGGATACTTCCTGATCGCGCCGTCGGCCGGATACGAGGTCCTCCAGGGCGACTTCGAAATGCTACCGGTGTTGACCGAGGAAGAGCGGTCGGACCTGCTGGACGTGGCCCGGAGCTTCAATTGACCGAGGAAGAACGGGCCGATTTGCTCGACGTGGCCCGGAGTTTTAACACGCGTTCGCCGCGGGAGGCCGTACCAGCGAAAACCGGCGATGGTACTCCCGGCGATGATTTCGACGAACGCGGCGACCTGGAGGGCCTTCTGCGGTCCCACGGTTGGACGAAGGTGAATGACAAGCATTGGCGTCGCCCGGGCAAGGACCGGGGCGTTTCGGCGTCCTACGGCGTCATTCCCGGCCGGTTCTGGGTGTGGTCCACCTCGACGGCCTTCGAGCCGGAACATCTGTACCGGCCCTATGCCGTGTATGCCGTCCTCGAACACGCTGGAGATTATTCCGCGGCCGCGCGGGAACTCCGGCGCAAAGGCTACGGGGCGGCGACGCGCGAAACTACGGATGCCGGCAATTCCACACGCGAAGCCGTTCCGGCGACGCAGGAAGCCGCCGAAGACGAAGAACAACCGGAATTTGAGGTGAAGCGCTTCGACGAGCTCCAGAGGGAGGATTCGGACGATTTTTCAAACATTCTCGGCGACCGGTTCTTATGCCGGGGGTCCTGCGCGATGCTCTTCGGCTATTCCGGAGTCGGCAAATCGTCGCTCATCACGCAAATCTCGCATTGCTGGGCGCTCGGCAAAGAAACGCTGGGGCTGCGCCCTTCCCGGCCGTTGAACGTGCTGCTGATCCAGGCGGAGAACGACGAGGGCGATCTCGCAGAAATGCGGGACGGTTGCGTCGAGGGAATGATCGAATCCGGCCTTCTGACCGCCAAGCAGGCGGAGTGCGCCCAGCGCTTTGTCTATACCGTGCGTGTCTCCTCGAAGTGCGGCGCCCAGGTCGGGCCCATGCTCGAACTGTTGGCCCCCGGGTTCGATCTGGTGATTCTCGATCCGCTTTTTGCTTACCTCGGCGCGGACTCCAAAGACCAGAAGGACGTGTCATTTTTTCTGCGGAACGTCATCGACCCGGTCATCGCCCGCGTGGGGGTCGGTCTGCTGATCGTGCACCATACGAACAAGCCGAAGGTCGACGAAAAGCGCCCGCCGAGCCTCGCCGACATGGCTTATCTGTCCGCCGGATCCGCGGAGCTTACGAACTACCCCCGGGGAATCCTCGCGGTGCTGCCAACGAACCGGCCGGACGTGTTCCAGCTCGTCGCCGCTAAGCGGGGGAACCGTCTGGGATGGGGAAAGACTCTCGATGACAAGCCGCGTCGGAAACGCTACATCGGTCACTCGGACGGCTACATCTGTTGGCGCGAGGTCGAGGACGGGGAAGCGCGGAAACTGCTCGAGAAAGGCCCGGAGGAAACGGGAGGAGGGAATAAAAAGCCGACACAGGAAGAGCGGATCGATATGGCCGCGGCTCATGTCCGGTCCCTGCTCGCCGAGCACGTCTGGGAGGTTGGGGAACTGCATTCACGCCTGGAGGCGAAATTCGAACTCGGCCGGAATGCTCGTAATTCGGCGATTCGCGATGCTGAACAGTCCGTCCCCGGGGTGGATCGAGTGCAACCGAAAGCAGGCCGATCTGCTCCCTGGCTCATCGGGCCGATGCAAAAAGTCGCCGAACGTCGGGTCAAAATGGAGCAGGAATACGAAGCTCAAAAACAGCAGGAATTCAAAAAATGACCACTGCACCGAAACCACTGCACCGAACCTCTACCACTGCACTAAAACCCGGTGCACTGGCGAAGGGCACCACTGCACCGAACCACTGCACTCGTAGGG